TAGCTTGGCTACTTTTAGTTCCCGTTAACATTCCATCAAGCGTCTGAGTCACCTCATTAAGAAGCCTCATGTCGCCTTGCTCTTGGGCTACCTGCGCTTTACGCAAAAGCTCTAGCGTAACCTCTTCAGTTGCACGCTCTTCTGCCTCTTGCTCTCTGCGCTCTACGCCAAGCATCCCCGCACCAATAGACATACCCGCTGCCCGAGCAAAGTTCGGGTTAGCCAGCTGTCCTAGTACAGCGCCGCTTAGTCTTAAATTTGCACCTCTAGCCATGGCTTAGCCCTCTGGTTATAAACCTTTAAAAATGTCTTTAACAAAATCAAATAACCCACCGTCACTGCTTTGTGCACCAGCTGCTAATACCCCAGCACCTACATTACCGATAAGGTTGGCTTGTCCCAGACCGGATGCTAACAACGCATCAACGGCTGTCATGCCTGTCTCACCAAATAATCCAGTACGGAACTGTTGAGACTGCTCTCTTAGTTTGGCAGCGTTAAGTCCTTGTTGCAGCAGATTTTGTTGAGCCATCTCTGGTAACAAGCCACCCTTCAATGCAGCAATAGACTGCTGTAGCTCAGATGCCTCAAGCGCCTCGCGACCCTGCATCAACCCTAGCCCTGTTTGAGCAAAGCCTAACCCGCGAGCCTGTTGTGCAGACTGCAGGTTTTGCAACTGCCCAGCTAATGTTCCGCCAAGCCCTGTAAACTGCTGACCTAACATTCCTGCTTGCGCTTGTTCTGCCCTAGCTTGCTGCATAGCCTGTAGCATAGCGGTGTTTTGAGCCTCTGCTTGCGCCTTTGACAAGGCCAACTGCTCTGGTGTGCCGCCATATAGGTTTGTAGAAACTCCTAAACGACCCTGCGTAGCTAATCTTTCTTCAAGCTCTAATCGTCTACGCTCCTCTTCTGGCTGTTGTGCTGCCCGAATACGATTAAATACCTGTTGCTCCCTTGCTCCAACAGGCATCCCAGCTTGCTGCATAAAACCCATGCCTTGAGATATAGCAGCATCAGTAGCTCCCATCAAAGGCAAATAGCCAGGGATTTGTTGATCAAGCGTTCCGGTAACCCTACCAAGAAGATCACCGCCAATCGCGCTAGCAAAGCCCGCTCCTGCTGTTTCTCCAGAAACATCTTGTACGGCTCTAGAAAATAGACTGTTTTGAAGCGATCCAGCAGTGCCACTTAATGCTTGATTTATACCTCCCAATGACATGGCAGATGAGCCAATACCAGAAGTAACGGTAAATGGTTGGAACTGACCCCTGCTGTATAGCTCATGTGCTAAATCAACAGACTCTTCAAAAGCCCGCTCTCCAACAGATCCCAGTTTGTTATAGGCTGTATTAATCGCAGCTAAGCCAGCGATATCACCAAAAAGCGACATTAGTAAGTCCCCCCGTCTATAGTGACTGTATCTGCACTACCAAGGTCAACCGTTACATTTCCTGTAATTGTTAACGCAGGGATGGTCACTGTTCCCGTAAAGGTAGGCGAGGCGATATTAGACTTTGAAGCCACTGCTGCAACAATGGCATCAAACTCCGTATCAAACTCACTACCACGAATAATCTTATTACTATCGCCAGAGGGCAACGTGTCCTTGGCGCCAAAGTTTGTAGTTTTGCTGTAATCACTCATACCGTTTTACCTATTAACGCCAATAAATTTATTTCTTGAATCGACAAAACTGAGCCATTTATGTCTGCCTCAATTCCAATCGTAATTGCTGTGCCATTACCGCTTGCTTGCACAGATTGCCTAGTAACTAAAACACCACCTGTATACTGAGCAATACCGTATTCGCTTGCGCCAAAAAATGCAGGGCTTTGATCGCCTATAGTAATTTCATAGTTTTTAAATGCTGTTTCAAAATCGTAAGCCCATTTAACAAATACTGCTGCATCATTTAAACCAACAAATGTAGGCCGTATTTTTTTAAGTAGTTTAATTCTGCTTGGATCTCCAAACGTTAAAGCAGGACTAAAATACCTAAACCTGTAAGACGATGCGTTGTCTATATATCCATCATATTTTCCAATGCCATCAGAAGAGCCAATAAACAAAGTCCCATCTGTGTGACGCGCAAAACATTTATGATCAACAGAAGTCCATCTAGTCACTCTGTAAGCGTTGTTTTCTAATTTCCCTTTAAGATCAAAACAGTAAACAGTCTGTTGACTTGGAAAAGCTATAAGATAAAAAGAGTTTTCAGGGCTATATATAGAGCAAAGCGGTTCTGTTTCTAACGAAATAACCTCAATCAACTCAGTCTTAACGTTGACGCTCAAGTCTGATAAGGGCAAAGACTTTTCTTGAATTGTTCTGCCAAGGCTGCGAAGCCCCGCATGGGACAAAAACAATACGTCTGTACCAATACCTTGAATTGAATTGCGATCTACACAGCCAACACCAGACACGGTATCGGCTAGTTGCATTACTGCAGGGCTGTTGGCATTTTCGTAAACAAGAATACTGTGTGCGCCAAACACAACCAGCAAATTGTTATGCGCTGCTAACCCAACAATCTCGTCATAGCCATCAGGCCATGCTTTAGAGACATTTATTGAACCGCTGCTGCCGCCCGTAAAGTCAGTGCCATCAAGAAGGTCAGACCAGTAAATAGTCTGTGCTTCATTTGTGTTATCTGCTATCCAAAGTCGACCAAACGAAGAAACCGCCTCATTACACTTCAATGTAGCAGCAGTAGTATTGCTATTGACCGTACTAAATGTTCTAACGCCGTTAGCATTGTCATAAACCAGCGGGTCAAAACCTCTCTGGAAAAAATATGCTTTGTTATTAAAGTTAACAATGCGCCAGTTATTAGCCGTAATCGTGTAAGACCCTGGCGTTGCATCAACAAGGGTAGTCGTACCCGTAATAATCTTGTTATTACCCGTACTAAAAATAACCTCGTTATTATCCTCATCATAAAAATGATGGAGTCTTTGAATGTGGTCTGTTCCTAAAACAGTCTTGTTAGTAGTTAAAACATTAATGCCCTTGCGAGACGCAATACGCCCCCGCTTATCAATTACCGCATTGTCTGCAATATCTGCAAATGATGGGTCTTGCGCGATTGGAGAATCTTCTGTGTTTACCCCTTTAAATCCTGGAGCAATCAGGTCAATGCTTTGTAATGGTTGTGCCATGACTGCTCCTACGGGGTGTAAAAGATTGTTTCTTCGGGATGGCGTTGAGCATCAAGAGCTATTGCATCTGACAAATACTTATCCGCAATGGCAAAGTACTCTGGGGTAGATGTTCCGCCAGTTTCCCCTCGCTCTCTTGAAAGCAATGCAACTGCAAGGTGAATAACAGGCTGGCTTGGAATTGCCAGTGTGTCTGTATTCGCGCTTAATGTCGCATTCCTAATTACTGCTTTTGCTTTTAAGCTATACACACCATCAGGCTTGGGATACACCTCAATCTGTGCATCACCATTGGTATCAACACCTGCATAGGTGTAGTACTCAGGCGCACCAGAAGCTGTGTTTTGAATAAAAAACTTATCGTCAAACCAGTTTTGAGTTTGATATGTCATTTCTAGATTTGAAGTATCGTTGATAAGATTTAAAAGTTTTCCCTTGTCACCTGTCCCTGTTAGTGAATAGGTATAGTCATCAGCAGACGTTGTGATTGTTAGTCGAGTTCGTAGTGCAGACCAATCCCAAGCAGCTTCAACCATCTCTTTGGCGTCATTAACAAAGTCTCCCGCCATCGTGCTGTAAGCATCATTAGTAACAGATCCAACCGCGTCTTCTCGCAAGCGGCGAAGCACATTGTTTACCAGATCCAAATATGTCATGTGAACATTCCACCTGAATTGCGTTTAATTATGTCATCAAGCTCTTTTTCTGGAGTGTATGCCTCCAGTTTGGCTAGATAATCTTCATTTGTAATTGGTACGCCTGTTGGTGTAGGCGCATCAAAATCAAGGCGATACATAAAATCTTGAGCTTTTGGCGGCGTAAATCCAGAGCTAATGCCTCCGCCTAAACCAATACCTTTAAACAGATTAAGAACATCACCCTCTCCCCCAACATCCTTTGTGTCTCCCTCGCCATCTTTCACGCCGATAACGTCAGCAGCAGTTTCGCCATCTTTAGTATCAACTACCTGACCATCATCCTCGCCGCCTTCCTTGTCATCTCCGCTACCTAGCTCGGGTTCTTTTT